CATCGCTGGCGCTGATCGAAACCACACCAGCATCGCTGGTTTACGCCCCCGGCGCCCTCGCCGCGCTGGTCGATAAGCTCAAGCAGGAAGTCCGCAGCCAACTTGCAACGCTGGACGTATCCATTCCGAAAGACAAAGCGCGCATTATCTCGCTCTCTGCGCGGGTCGCCAAAGCGAAAGTCAAGCTCGACGAGATGGGCGCTGACCTTACCGAGGAGCACCGCGCCGTGGTGACGGCCGTCAATGCCGACCGCAAGACAATGCGCGATGACTTGGACGCATTCAAGGTCGAAGTGCGCAAGCCGGTTACCGATCTGGAAAACGCGGAGAAAGTGCGCGTTGCGGCGCACGAGGCTGTGATTCACCAGATAGAAGAACTTGGCAAGATGGACCGCCCGTTGAACCTTGACGAGATCGAGGCGCGCGCCGCGCAGGTGAGCATCCTTGCTGATCGCGATTGGCAGGAGTTCAAGCAGCGGGCTACCGGAGCCAAGGTGATGGCGATGGAAGCGCTATCTGAAGCGCAAGACCGCGCACTGGAATCCATTCGCCTGCGCGAGGAGTTGGAACGCTTACGCGCCGCTGAAGCTGAACGCGCCATCAAGGAACGCGAGGAAGCAGCCGCCAAAGCCGCCCAGGATGCCGCAGAGCGCCGCGCAGCCGAACAAGCACGTATCGCACGCGAAGCCGCCGAGCGTGAGCGCCAGCGGGTCGAGAATGAGCGCGCAGAGGCTGAGGCGCGGGCGAAGCAAGCCGAAGCGGAGAAGATCGCAGCGGAATTACGCGCAGAAGCATTGCGCCTAACAGAGGCCGAATCCTATCAGGCGCAATTGGCAAAGGAACGCCGCGAAGCAGCGGAAGCGGAAGAGCGCGCGCAGCAGGCTATGCGGGATACCGAGGCACGGCGCATTGCGGAGGCTGAGCGCACGGAACAGCTACTTGCCGAGATGGAATCACGCGCCGCCGCCGAGCGGACACGAATAGAGCAGGAGCGCATCGCTAAAGCAGAGGCAGCAGAGCGCCGCGAATACGAAGCGCAGCAGAAGGCGGAACGTGACCAGATCGCGGCGGTTGAAGCCGAGCGCCAGCGGGTAGCAGCGCAGAAGAAGGCGGAACTCGAAGAGGCTGAGAAGCGCGCAAAGAACCGTGCGCACCGGGGCGCGATTCACCGGGAAGCGCTGCAAGCGCTCTGCACCTTCGGCATGACGCAGGAGCAAGGCAAGGAGCTTATCGAGTCCATCGCAAAGAACGAAATCCCGCACATCAGCATCCAGTACTGAGGAGACTATGAAGATTTTACGCAACTTCGCACAGGGCACAGATGATTGGCACCAAGAGCGCTGCGGACGTGCCACCGCGTCCAACTCCGCTGCAATACTCGATTTTACAAAGGCTGGAGTCGAGGGCAGCAAGCGCAAACTCTACCGACTGGAGATCGTCGCGCAGATCCTCAGCGGCATCGCGGTTCAAGACAAGTTCGTTTCTGCTCCGATGCGCGCCGGAACATTCGCCGAAGGTCCAGCCCGCGCCTTCTATGAGCTTGAAGAGGGCGTCATGGTGGAGACTGTTGGCATCATCATCGGAGACAACGAGCGCACAGCTTATAGCCCAGATGGATTGGTGGGCGTGAATGGCGCAGTCGAGATCAAAGGGCCTACGACGACAACACACCTTCAAACGCTGGACCTGGGCGCGATACCTGAAGGTAACTTGCCGCAGTTATGGTTCGGATTCATGGTTGATACAGAATTAGAGTGGATTGATTGGATCAGCCGCGATGGAGGTATGAGCAACAACCCGGAGATGTTTGGCCCTATCCTTCCGAGGCGCTATCAACAGTTCACTATACGCTTGCATCGCGCTGAATGTGAGGAGCAAATTGCCAAGATGCGCGAAGCGACGGATAGGTTCCTTGCGGACGTTGACGCGACAATCGAGCGGCTGAAGTTGCGTGCTCCGGAAGTTGCAGAGCCTGAGCGTCCCGTGCAGGACTTCGGCGAGCTTGGCCTTACGGACTCTGATCTTGCATTTTTGGACTAACAGCAGAAAGGAAATCATGAGCTTGAAAGTGACCAACGCAGAGAGATTTACCGGAGTGGTAGAGAACACAGTCACGCACAAGGATATTTTCTGGGTGCGCACAGACGCGGGGGAAACGCTTTTCTGCCACAAAAACTACGCCAAGGAGCGCACTGTGCCAGAGATCGGCGCACGCGTCAAGGGGCTGATTGGGCGCGTGCCCCAAGAGGACAAACAATCGCGTGCATTTAATGTAGAAATCGTTGTATAATGGGGCTGTCAGGTGTTATCAGCACCGGCAAGCCTTATCGCCTGGGAGGGCGAATCATGACAACACCATCTACGCCATTGTACCGCGAAATTCCGCTCACTCAGGGACAAGTTGCGCTTGTTTCTGCGCATCGATTTGATGAGTTGAATGCATATAAGTGGTGGGCATGCTGGATTTCCCACACGCGAACATTTTATGCCTTCCGAAAGATTAAACTCGAAAACGGTAGACGCGTGGTGATTGGAATGCATCGTGAAATTCTAGGACTTAAGTTCGGAGACAAGCGCCAAGGAGAGCATAAAAATCAAGCCACTTTAGATAACCGGGATGAAAACCTAAGAATTGCAACTTCATCGCAGAATCAATGTAACCGGGGCCCACAGAGAAATAATAAAAGTGGATTCAAGGGAGTCTCGTGGTATAAGCGCGACAAGAAGTGGCGCGCTTGCATAGAAGTAAAAGGAAAGCGTAGCTATCTTGGTTTATTTGATACTCCGGAATTAGCCTACGAAAAGTATTGCTTGGTAGCGAAACAAATTCATGGTGATTTTGCTTGGAGGCGTTAAAGATGAGCTATTACATCAAGTTCGAGGTCCTAGGACGCGCAGCGCCACAGGGAAGTATGCGCGGCTATGTTGTCAACGGAAAAGCCAAGCTAACCTGCGACAACGCGCACACGATTCCCTATCGGCAAGCAGTTGGATACGCTGCACTCACCGCGCGGGACAGCGATGCGATTTTCGCAGGCCCACACGTTGCGGTTTCTGTGCAGTGCGACTTCTACCTCAAGCGCCCAAAGGGCCACCGTAAGGCGTGGACGCACCCTCCAACGAAGCCGGACATAGACAAGCTCTGCCGCGCCACCTTGGACGCGCTGACAGGAATCCTGTACTACGATGATGGGCAGGTCGTCGGCATCAAGGCAGTCAAGCACTACGGCCTACCAGAGCGCACAGTGATTTCAGTCGAGAAGGTAGATTGATGACGCGCTTTATCGTAGTCTTCACACTTCGGCGCGGAACCATCGAGCCGCCCGAGCTACTGGACGACGCGAACCAGTACCGCGCTGAATAGGCACTACAGTGCCTGCGCCGTTGGCGCTTCGGTACCAAGAATTGAGGATGAAATGGACGATTTGAATATACCGCAAGACTTGAAAGAGGCGCATAGCGAGGCCCTTGCAGGAACAGAACTCGACACTACATTCAATGATGTATTCGTTCGAGAACTAATCGAGCGCATCGCACGTCTGCGAGGAATTTTGATTAAGTGCGGACGCAACGCGGGGGCAGGACTTTCGGATGCAGTGACCGATGAGTTCCTTGCACTTTTGCCTGAGGAGATTAAGTTGAGACTTGCACGAGGCTAGGCACTCTCGCGATACGCACTACAACCACAGCGCAGCACCAACCAGAAACGAGGATGAAATGCCAGAGATTACCGAATCACGCCTCAAGGAACTAATTGAGGCGGAAGAAAAACTGAGCGCTCTTGAAAATATGGGCGTAGACAACTGGGAAGGGTATTCGGACGCGATGAGCGAATTAAGGGAATATCGCGCATCAAAGAAAGCTGAGGAAAAAAGTGAATAAACTAGAACTTGACGCAGAGACATTTGAGGCCGCAACCGCACGATTGGCCGCCATGAACCTGAGCGCACCAGAACCCGAATCAGAGCGCGGCCGCGATGGAATGACGAGTGCAGAGAGAATCGCACATCTTACGCTCCCCGTTCCGTCGCCAGAACCACCCGCGCGCTCTCCGCGTAGCGACAAGGACACCAAGCGCACACCGAAGGCGCAAACGTTGAGCATCGAGGCAGTGAGCGCGATGAGCGCCGAGCAGGCGCAGGAGCTTATTCGACTAGTAGCTGCGCGAAATGAGACGCTGAAGAACTGGGAAGACGCCAAGCGTGTCGCGGTGAACTGCGAAGTTGATTTCAAGCAGGACGCCAAAGACCTGCAGGACTTCATCGAAGCGCTGGCGAAATAGCTTGACGCTGTGCGCAGTTGCAGTGGGATAGCTAACCGATAACGCACTTCAACCAGCAGCGTCGAAGGAGAAAAATGAACATCGAAGATTTGACAATCGGGCAGGCAAAGCAACTCGCAGCGTTCTTTGGCAATAGTGCCACAAAACCAGTCCACCCAATGATCGGGCGTAGATGCCTGATTCGCACGTACAGCGCAGGCGTGCATATCGGCGATGTGGTTTTCGTCAACGAGATGGAAGTGAAGCTCGAAAACGCTCTGCGACTATGGAAATGGGAGGGAGGCGGTCTATCTCTCTCTGTGGTTGCCTCGCAGGGAATCAAGGGAGGACGCTTGAATATCACGGGAGAAATCTACCTCACGAACGCCATCGAGTTCATCCCCACAACAGCAGAGGCGGAGGCCACTTATGTCAGATTCATCGAAGACAAAAAGTAAGTATCACGGCTCCGGCTATAGCTCCGGCTCCGGCTCCGGCGACGGCGACGGCTATGGCTACGGCTCCGGCGACGGCGACGGCTCCGGCTATGGCTCCGGCTACGGCTATGGCTCCGGCGACGGCTCCGGCTATGGCTACGGCGACGGCTATGGCTACGGCTCCGGCGACGGCGACGGCTCCGGCTATGGCTCCGGCTACGGCTATGGCTCCGGCGACGGCACTTGTTAGCTATTTGAAGCGCATCTAGGCTTGATGTATACTTGAATGATCCGACGCGCCACGCAGAGGATCACACGATGCGGCCTGATCACCGCGTCCAGTTTCGGGGGAGCCTTCACTCCCCCGGAGCGCCCTTGAAGGAGGGATATGAACCAATGGTTCAGGATGTACGCGGAATTCGCCACCGACCCAAAAATTCGCACTATGAGCGATTCTCTACAGATCCGGCTTATTCGCCTGTTTTGCCTGCGTAGCTCCGGGCTCACCGAAAAACTCTCAGAGGATGAGTTGAAGTATGGGCTCGGGTGCAACGATAACGAAACGTTTCATGAAACAAAATCATCGTTTCAAGCGAAGGGTTTTATCGATGAAAATTGGGCTGTTTTGAACTGGAATAAGCGCCAATTTGTGTCGGACTCAAGCACGGAAAGGGTCAACAAATTCCGCGCAAGACAAGCATTGAAACAGTCTGAAACGTTTCAGAAACGCGATGAAACGCAAAATGAAACGCACCAGAACAGAACAGAACAGAACAGAACAGAACAGAAAAAGACTATTGCGCGGAGCGTTCCGCCGGAAGAACTGGCGGGAACCCTTCCGCTACTCGGAGGGGATATGCACGAGATTTCCAAGCAGCAAGTGTCCGAATGGCAGCAGGCGTTTCCGGGCGTAGATGTGAAATCAGAGCTCAAGCGGATGAAAGTTTGGATGGACGCGAACCCTACGCGGAAGAAAACTCCGAAGGGGATCAATCGAGCTATCGTTTCCTGGCTTACAAGATCGCAAGATAGCGGCAGAACAATCACCATGGGAGGCACCAATGGAAAACAAGCTGGAAAGATCGAATCAAACCGAGACATCCTCGCAAATTGCCTCGCGGGTGTCGCGGGTAATGTTCGCACTGACGGAAGTACACTGCTATCGCGGTGCGCAGATGAACGAGATGTATCTCAACCTGATGAGCGCTAGACTTGCGCAGGAAGACCCAGCGCGTGTGTTCCGAGCGCTGAAGGATCTGGGAGAGCGACCGCGTAAAGATGGAGAGTCTGCGCTGCTGGACCTTGGGACTATCCTCGGGGAGATGAACTCGAAGCCGCGGATACTGAGTGCGCCTGGCGGTGCGCAATGACCGATCTAACGCTAGACGCAGGTATGCCCTGCAACACGCAAGCCGAGCAAACTATCCTTGGCGCGACCATGCTCGAAAACCAGGCCTTCTACGAGGCGCAGGAATCTGGCATCGAGGCGCAGGACTTTTATCTCGACAGCCATCAGCGTACGTGGTCCGCAATGTGCCGTCTGATGGACGCTCAAAAGCCGGTTGACCTCGTGACCGTTGCGCACGAACTGCGCGGAACCAAGGAGCTTGAGGCGGTGGGCGGCGTGTCCTTCATCGCGGCGCTCACAGAGGGGCTACCACGCAGGCCGGTAATCGCCGAATACCTCCGCATCGTTCGCGACAAATCACTAGCACGTCGCCTAATGCAGATTGCCGGCGCTGTGCAGGGCCGCGCTGCGGACGGTGGAACGCCAGCGCAGGATTTAGCGGGGGAAATGTCAGACGCGGTTCTGGAGGCATCCTCGCGCGTTTCTAGCCACGGGCGAGAGATCGACGCTATCGTGGTCGAGGACGCGATGCGGTTTGAGGATCAGGCTGACGCGCCGTTTACCGGGGTGCTGGGAGCAAGTCTGTTTACGCCAGAGCTTTCGCGCATCACTGCTGGCTTGCAAGACAATGAGCTTTGTCTGCTCTGCGCACGCCCAGGGCAAGGCAAGACTGAGGCGGCTATCCAGATCGCGGTCGAGAATGCGCGGAATGGTCTGCGCGTGCATTTTCAGTCCATGGAGATGAAAAGCTGGCAGCTTGTGCGCCGGATGCTGCGCTATATGGCGCGAATCCCGGTTTCGCACATGCGCGATCCTCGGTGCTTGCGGCCGGAAGAGCGCCAGGCAATCCGCAACGCCCGTGAGGAACTGCTAGACCTGCCAATTTTCATCGACGACACGCACGAACTGACGTGCAGCGATTATCGATCCCGCGCCGTGCTAGCCTCCAAGCGCTGGAAGGCGGATCTGATCCTCGTGGACTATGCGCAGCTTCTAATCGTACCCACGGCGAAGGGTGACGCGATCAAGGCCGCTCCAAAGCAAGCGGAGACCTTGCGGCACATCGCCCGCGACTACTGCCGCACAATCGCGCTAGCACAACTCAGGCGCAGCCCTCCGAACGACCTGAACCTGTACCCAGACATTGAAATGATCTTCGGAGCCAGCCAGTTCGAGCAGGCTGCGCAGATGATCCTTTTGCTCCATCGTGAACGCAAAGAGAAGCGATACACCGGGGAGGACTTCTGCTTTATCGGCAAAATGCGCGAATTGCAGGGGATAGAGCCGATTGGAATCAAGGCGAATCCATGGGGCGGCTTTGTGGACCGATACGAGGGCGGGAGTTCGAGCAATTATCAAGACAAAGGGGAGGATTGATATGCTGATCGGGAGCGACTTTATTGTGGGCGTTGCGCTGAAACCATGCGCTTGCTCGGAGTGCGGAAAGCATATCGCAAAGGGCGATCACGTGCTTGAGTCTGTGCGCATCGGTAAGGTGCAGAAGCGTGTGTGTAGTGAGCAGTGCCGACTGAACTTCGACGATGCTTTTTGGCAGGATCGCGCTAACCGGCGCGAGCGAGGTGAACTGTGATGTGTAGTGAAATGAACATGCTACGCATGGCCGAGGCTCATGCGCGGGACTGGATGGCTAATCCGCTAATGGGGGCCAAAGACTTGCAGACGCTTTATGCGCAGTGGGCGCTCGAAGCTCAACGTATGCAGGCGGTGCACGCGGAGAAGTGCGCAGAGTGCCAGAAAGAAGACACGCCTATTCCTTGCCCGACTCGCGCGTAGCTTCGCAGTGGCATGGCACGCCAGCGCACAGAACGCACGGTAGGTGGTCGCCGATGAGCCGGGGCCACCTAGCGGGCTGCGGAAGTGGAGCGGGGAGTTGCTTGCGGGTTGTGGTGCGGAAAATCATGCGTTGACGGGTCCGCTGGGCTTGCCGAAAGGGTACGGCTTGTCTGCTGGCTTCGGTTTTGCGCTGGCCTTCTTTACGATTTTCTTGGGCATCTAGTTTTCTCCTGCTGCGGTTTGAGTATTCTTGTTCATAGAATACGCTGGATCTGATTGCCCGGTCGAGTTTTTTTGCTGAATCTCCGACTTGTGCACAGTCTCCCACTCCTGCACGATCTGGTAAATATCCGACGCGTAACGGACAAATCGAGTGCTCACCCAGCTTGCAGGCGGCAGACAGATCAGCGTGAGTATGCTGGCAATGGCGATTCTGCTTGATCGGTTTTCTTTCCTTCGTGCATCGGCGTGCGCCTCGCGCTCTTTGCGCTCCGCATCGTGCCTCCTTTCAGCCTCTTCGCGCTCCTGGCGCACTGCGCGATACTCCGTAAAGAATTCGCGGGATTCAATTTGGAATGCACGGGATTCAATTTGGAATGATCGAAAATTGGAGACGCCCTGCTCGACGCTCTTTAGGCGTTCATTGTGCGCCGAAATCTGCTCTGCCATCTGTCCGGGCGTCATGCGATTCCCTTTATTTGCGTCCTTCGCGTTCAAGAAACGAAGTGGTTATGCAGCTTAAAATACTTTGACGTTGTAGGCTTTAGCTAAAGGCGATCCCGCTATCACTGTAGTGATCGTCACAGTCGCCGTTGTCCCATTGACGGACACTTGCGATATCAACCCAGCCTGTACGGTTCCATCGTTTGCCGCTGCGATACCCGTTTGGCCCGTTGCCGAAGTTGCCAGAGTGCACGTTCCAGATGCCGTACCTCCTGCGCTTCCAGATGGTGTGATACTCCCAGTCGTGCACAATTGCGCGATCTCGATGTATCCCGTAGCTGTACCTGTGCTACCTTTG